CGGCTGATGTTATAGTACCTAAAAAAATTGAAACGAATAATTTAAATGCTAGTCTATTAAGTTATGCATCAAAAACAAATAGAGCAATATTTTTTCCTGCGTGGTTGCCACATTGGGTGCAACAAAATAATTCAAAAAATAAACGTATAAGTATAGCCTGGAATATGCAAGTGAACGGTCAGGTAGGAGAACATCATGAGTTTCAATCAGCCAATCTCTAAAGACAAAGTTTATAATTACATATATTATTATCCACAAGTATTAGACTCGGTCGCTTGTGATAGTATAGTAAATCATTATAGTAAAGATACCTTTGATAAGTGGCAAACTTCAACTTTTGCGACAACAAGTTCAAACACAGGAACATCTAAAGTTGATATGAAAGAGTTTTGGATTACACCACATCATTTAGACTATCAAGTTATACAAAAAGGATTTGAAATAGCCGTAAACGATTATACATCAATACACGATAAAATTAAAATACAAGAATACACAAACTTTAGAATTAACTGTTATGAAGCAGGAGGTTTTATGAAAGAACATATAGATAATATACATCATAGTCATGGTCAAAAACAAGGTTATCCACATCTAACATCTTTAATATTTTTAAATGATGATTATGAGGGTGGTGAGTTTGTATTATGTGGTGAGCCTCTAGAAAAGAAAAAAGGTTCAGCAGTTGTTTTTCCATCAAACTTTATGTTTCCACATGAAGTTAAAAAAGTTATTAGTGGTGATAGATATAGTGTGATGACATGGATACTTTAATACTAAAAAAGAAAAATGAAGTCTATATAACTGTTGATTGTGACCGTAACATTCAACAAGAGATATCAGAGTTCTTTACATTCTATGTACCGGGTTACAAGTTTATGCCTGCATTCCGTAATCGTATGTGGGATGGTAAGATAAGATTATACTCTCAAAAAACAAAAGAGATATACTTTGGGTTGTTTCCATACATTAGAGCCTTCGCTGAAGAAAGAGGATATAATATTGTATCAGAAGAAGGTGTTGAGGTTAATAATAAAGTAGATAAAGATGTTGTCAAAAAATTCTCAAACAGTCTAGGTCAGAAGTTTGAGGCAAGAGATTATCAGATAGACGCCATATATCATAGTTTAAAGTTTAATAGAGCGTTGTTATTAAGTCCTACAGCATCAGGTAAGTCATTCATCATATATTCGTTAATACGTTACTATTCTCATCTAATCAAAGATACCCCTAACAATCGAATATTATTGATTGTACCGACAACCTCGTTAGTTGAACAGATGTATTCTGACTTTGAATCATACGGTTGGGATGTAAAGAAAAATTGTCATAGATTGTATAGTGGATATTCAAATCAAACAGATAAGAAAGTTCTTATATCGACATGGCAGAGTTTATATAAATTACCAAAAACATATTTTGAACAATTTGGTTGTGTCTTTGGTGATGAAGCACATTTATTTAAATCTAAATCGCTTACAGAGATTATGACAAAACTTGAAGATTGTAAATATCGTATTGGTCTTACTGGTACACTAGATGGTGCTCAGACACACAAACTAGTATTAGAGGGATTGTTTGGTGCTGTCAATAAAGTTACATCTACAAGAAAACTAATGGACAAACAACAGCTATCTAATCTAGTTGTTCGTTGTTTAATTTTAAAACACACAGTAGAAAATAGTAAAATGGTTGCAAGTGGTAAATATCAAGATGAAATAGACTATCTAGTAAGTAGTAAATCGAGACAAAACTTTATTCGTAATCTGGCACTTAAATTAAAAGGCAACACTTTAGTTTTATTTCAGTTAGTAGAGAAACATGGTAAGAATTTACATGAGATAATAAAAAAGAAAGCAGATGCTGACCGAAAAGTTTTTTATATTTTTGGTGGTGTTGAAGCAGACGAAAGAGAAGCAATAAGGGGGATAGTAGAGAAAGAAAAAGATGCCATTATAGTTGCAAGTTACGGAACATTTAGTACTGGTGTTAATATTAAAAATCTACACAATATTATATTTGCAAGTCCTTCTAAGAGTAGAATAAGAAACCTACAAAGTATAGGTCGTGGTTTAAGATTAGGTGATAATAAAGTCAATGCTACCTTGTATGATATAGCAGATGATTTAACTTATAAATCTAAAGAAAACTTTACATTAAAACATTTTCAAGAAAGGATAAACATCTATACAGAGGAAGAGTTTGATTACGAGATGCATAACATCGACCTAAAAGAATAGATAAATAGTTATATGGATGAATTACAAGAAAAAGCCCCAAACGATTTAACAGACTATAGAATAGTCAGGTTAACAGACGGCAGCACATTGGTTGGAAGTATATCTATAGATAAAGAGTTTTTACGAATACAAAATCCTTTACAATTAATTACAACACCAAGAATGACTGAACACGGAGTAAAAGAAGATAATACCCTATCACCTTGGGTGCCATTTACAAACGATAAAATGTTTGTTGTTCCAAAAGATAAAGTAATGGTTATTTCAAGAGCTGCAAAAGAATTAGCAAACTATTATGAGGTAATATTGTCAAAGTTACAACATACTAAAATAAAGGCAGCTTACACTCCTCAAGAAATAGAAAAGATGATAAAGATTGCTGATGTGATAGATAGAGAATTAACTGAAAGAGAAGAACTAGAGGAAGCAGAATTAGAATATGAAGAACTTGATGATAAGACTATACACTAGGTACTCTATAGCTTAGCTTCTTATCAAGCAGCGACATAGTCGATTATACACACATTCCTAGGATTGTCAAGCAGTAACCAGGAATAAAATCAAATTAAAAAAACTTTAAGAAAGGCTTGCATTTAAACAAAAAATGTAGTATAATAAAAATCATGAAAAAAGAAGAAAAAGCAGTAAAACTAAAACCAAGAGAGAAACCTCATTATGTAAATAATGCTCAGTTTCTAGAGGCGATGATAGAATATCGGGATAGCTGCGAGGAGGCTAAAAAACAAGGTAAAGAAAAACCTCCAGTTACTAATTATATTGGCGAATGCTTTTTAAAGATTGCTAATCATTTATCTTATAGACCAAATTTTATTAATTACACTTATAGAGATGATATGATTAGTGATGGTATTGAGAACTGTTTACAGTATATGTACAACTTTAATCCAGATAAAAGTAAAAATCCATTTGCATACTTTACACAAATAATTTACTATGCATTTATTAGAAGAATACAAAAAGAGAAAAAACAATCACTAATAAAAAATAAACTAATTTCTAATGTGGGTGTTGAACAGATGATGGACCAAATGATTGGTGATGAAGCTCAGTATCAAAGTCAAATGTTAGACTATCTACAAAAAAACTTAAAAGAAGACGATTTAAAATAATAATATGAAAATAGCATTATTGAATGACACCCATTTTGGTGCCAGGAATGATAGTAATATATTTGATGAATACTTTTATAAGTTTTATGACAATGTATTCTTTCCCTATCTAAAAGAAAACAATATAAAAACACTTATTCATTTAGGTGATATTGTTGACAGAAGAAAATTTATTAACTATAAGATTGCTCATAACTTTAAACACAAGTTTATGGATAGATTATGGCAAGAAAAAATTGATACACATATACTTATAGGTAATCATGATATCTATTATCGAAATACAAATAAAGTAAATGCTGTTAAATCATTATGTACAGCCCCTGATGGCGAGAACGAACCATTTATCTATGAGGATCCTAAAGTCGTAGAGTTTGATGGTTTAAATATTTTGATGATGCCTTGGATTAATCCTGAAAATGAATCCCATTGTTTAGAAATGTTGAACACAGCAAATGCTGATGTTTGCATGGGACACTTTGACCTGAATGGTTTTAGAATGATGGATGCTATGGTGCAGAAACACGGATACGATAAATCAATTGTATCACGATTTGAAAAAACTTATAGTGGCCACTTTCACCACAAGAATGATGATGGTCAAGTTTTCTACCTAGGCAGTCAATATGAGATGACATGGTCAGATTACAACAATCAAAAAGGTTTTCATGTATTTGATACTGAAACAAGAGAAGTCGAGTTTATAAAGAATCCATATACAATATTTAAAAAACTTGTATATGATGATACCGATAAAAACTATGATAAATTTGATATAACAGACTATAATCAAAAGTTTATTAAATTAGTAGTAGCAAACAAAAGAGACCATCAAATGTTTGACAGACTACTTGATAGATTATACAATGAGATTAGTGTACATGAATTAAAGATAATAGAAGATTACTCTGATTTAAGTCATACGAATGTAAGTGATGACGTAGCAGAAGGTTCAGAAGATACAATCACACTTGTTAATGATTATGTAGACCAGTTACCTGTTGACCTAGACAAAGACAAATTAAAAATTATGATTAAAGAAATGTACATTGAAGCACAAGATACAGAGGTTAAAGAATGATATTATTTAAAAAGGTAAGATATAAAAACTTTTTAAGTACAGGTCAACAGTTTATAGAAATAGATTTAGACAAATCAAATACCACATTAGTTGTAGGTGAAAATGGTGCAGGTAAATCTACCATGTTAGACGCTTTATGTTTTGGTTTGTTTCAAAGACCATTTCGTGGTATTAAGAAAGACCAATTAATTAATTCTATCAACGAAAAAGAATGTATTGTTGAAGTTGAATTTACAGTAGGTCAAAAAGACTATAAGATTATAAGAGGTATCAAACCAAATAAATTTGAGATATGGTGTAATGGTGATATGTTAAACCAAGACGCCGCTCAAAGAGATTATCAGAAACATCTAGAACAACAAATATTAAAACTAAACTTTAGGTCATTCACTCAAGTTGTGATACTAGGTAATGCTTCGTTTGTACCATTCATGCAATTAAGAGCAAGACATAGACGACAAGTAGTAGAGGAAATATTAGACATTGAAATATTTTCTAAAATGAACTTGTTACTTAGAGAAAAACAAAAGAACCAAGACGAGTTAATTAAACAAACAGATTTTAATTTTCAGTTAATTGATAATAAGATTGATGATAAAAGAAAATATATTGATGATATTAGTAACCGTAGTAAAGATTTAGCAGATTCTAAAAAAGCAGATTTAGATAAATCTATGACCGATATATCTAACTACGAAGAAGATATAAAACGAGTTAGAACGGATATTGCTAATTTACAAAAACTAGTATTAGATGAAACAAAGATAACTGCTAAACATAATAAACTTCATAGTATGGAAGCAAAGTTAGAGAATACTTGTAATAAACATAAAAAAGATTTAAGTTTCTTTGAGACATACAATGATTGTCCTACTTGTCAACAAGCAATTGATGAAGCATTTAAATCTACAATGATTAACAAAAAAGCAGAAAAAGTACAAGAGCT